ATGCCGAGGCAGTAGCACCAGTATTTGTTATCTCATAACGAACGGGCAATGTAGCCGTTGTCATATAGACAGTGGAAATTAAATTTGCGTTATGGAAGGTGTGAGCAATATAAAACTTGCCATTAATAACAAACCCACAACGAACACTGCCTACACCTAACCACTCAAAGTCCATAAACAATATCTGAGACTTTGTGAGATCCAGTGTTAAGCCACTCTTACCTGTACCGTCTAACTTATCACCGTTCCAGTTAGCCTGTGTCACTGCCCGTGATTCATCGACAGAACCACTTGTGTAGCTTCTTAAAACGAGTGATACCGTACTATCGTTCTGCTGTAGGAATACACCGTTCTGTGTACTGAAATAGCCTACACGCTGCCTTAAGTTAGTCTTAGGGCTATTCATTACAAATGTGGCTAGTACAAGTAGGCTTTTTCCTGGCTGATAAGGAAAGACTTTATAAGTCTGTCTTACTACTTCAGATCCACTAGCCGTAGTAACATCCATTCTTACTGTGGATTCATTGGGTAAGTGCGTTATGCTACCACTAGTGCTAGTAGAGGTATCAAAGTGTACATCACTTTCATACCTGTTGGTACTATCAAATAGGGTTAAAGGTGTAGTTGTACGTAATCTCCCAAATGCGTCAAGGGCAGTACCGTAAAAGTTTACGTTACCGTCCCCTTCCGCTATTCTTATCTTTTCGGGATACGATGTAATCACTTCTTAGTTTTCTTCTTAGCTATATTAGCCTCACTCAATGCAATAGCAATTGCTTGCTTAGGACTCTTTACGACAGGTCCCTTTTTGCCTGAGTGAAGCGTACCCTCTTTAAACTCCCCCATAACTTTTTTTACTTTCTTTTGTGCCTTAGTGGGTTGCATAGCTTTACTTCTTTGCTTTAGGTACTTTTACTTTAGGTGCTTTAGGTACTGCAATAGCTACCATGATAGAAGGAGCTTTAAGTTTAGGTGCTCCTCCTTTAGCCATTTTAGCCATTAAGCATTTACCTGCTTTCTTGCACTTAGCTGGGGTAGGACAAGAAGCACAGGTCTTCATTTCTTAGCTTTCTGTGCTGGTTTCATGGAAGCACCACAGTTAGCCATGCCACCTTTGTTGTACATCTTAGGTGCAGTACTCATTTTATTCGCAGTACTCATAGGATTCGCACTACTCATACCACCACCCATCATTTTCTTTTTAGCAGGCTTTTTAACCATGCCACCTTTTTTGTACTCAAGGCTTTCTTGTAGTTCTTTCTTTTCCTTCTCAGACAGTCCACGCTCTTTCATAGCACGTGACATGCCTTCAGGTTTCTCTGCACCACCTTCACGAATCCTACGATTCATGAGCATGTCCAGACGCTTCTCCTCACGTGGGGTAAGCTCCATAGACTTCTCTTTCTTTTTAAGTGCTGCAAGCTCTTCTGCCAATAAAGGATCTACGTCCATTGACTCACGAGCCATACGCTTTTCACCAGCTTTAAGTGCTTTTGCTTCTGATGGGGACAGAAGCTTTGCAATACGTCCATAACCTGCCATTTAAGTTCTCCTAGAAAAATTAATAATTACTTCTTGCCATAGAGCTTTGCATAACCACCTACACTAAATGGCTTAGGTTTAACTGCTTTCTTTTTTGCTTTAGGTTTTACCATACCACCTTTAGCCATACCACTAGCTTCTTCTGTGCTGTACTTTCTACCTTCCCACGAAAATGAATCTTTACCTTCATATTTAGCATCTTTAAATGCCTCACGGAAAGATTCAGCACTCTTAGTATCTTTACGGTAAGTTGGGTAATCTTCTTTGTTTACCCTTTCGTCTGTACCCTTGCCTTGTCCCTTAGACTGCCTTTCAATAGCATCATCTACAAGACTCTTTAATTTAGCCTGACTATACTCACTCAACTTAGCAGGTTCATGTCCAGCTAGTGCAATCTTGTCAATCACATCACCAGCTACGGCATCTACAAATTTCTTACCTAGTCCTGTCTTTTCTTCGATGTAATCACCGATAGCAAGACCTGCACCAAGTGAAGCACCTAACAATCCAGCACGAGTACCTAGTCTTGATACAGCCCTACCTGCAGCTTCTTGTTGTGCAGTTAGACCCATACGAGTCTTAGCTGTAGGATTAAGACCCTTGCCTACTCGTTCAATGTCACGTTTAGTAGAAGGTCCTACATCTTCCCTAAAAGAAGGAAATGGTTTAGCTGCATTACTCTGTCCAGGAGAACGATTCTTATAGCCAGGAGTCTCTACATTTCGTTGTACTGGTTTATCTTCACCAAACATTTTTCCTGCCATGATTATTTCCCGAATTTAAGTTTCTGAGATTTAGGTGGTTGCTTTGTGGATCCACCTTCTTTCCACAGTCTTGCATTGGCCCAGTACGCCGCTGATAACTTACCCTTAGCTATGTTCTTAGCATGCCTAGCTTTAAAGTTCTTACGAGCCTCATCACTGTAATTGTGGCCCATAGATGCATCACCGTAATGAATCAGCTTAACCTTATCACCTTCCTTAGCCACTACCATCTCTTTCTTTTCAGGACGGTTAGACTTCTTAGGTTGGTTATAACCCGTAAACCCCATCTTCTTGTAGCGTTCAGGAAAGTCAGACATTACGTTTGTTCCTATGGTCATCCACTTCGTTTATTCCTATAATCATTCACAAGTATTCTACCCTCATGCCAGCCTTCAGCTTTCATTGCAGCTTCTACATCCATAAGGGGGAATCTTGTACCTGTACGCTTTTCTAAGGCTGCACGTACAAAGAATACATCACTATGGGGAATGTGTAGTTGATCTAATTTATCTCGATAGACAGCTTTAATGAAGTCTTCAAAGATATAATTTTCTCTTAGGTATATTTTCTTTTTCTTCACAAGTCAATAAAGAAGCTACGCTTCGCTCCGCTTTAATCCTCGCTCCTTCACTACGTTCAGTCGCTGCGGGGCTAGGATAACTGTACAAATATAACCCTAAGCTAAAAAGCTACGCTTAGGATTAGCACAAGTATTTCTGTTCCAGGGGTTCTTATGTGTATATTTAAGTGTACACTTAAGTGTCTTTATCTTAACTTCTTTACTACAAGTATCTTTATATTTATAAGTATAGTTACTTGATTGTGTAGTTTAAGTGTTTATGTACTTGTATATTTTAAGTACATATATAAGTACTTATATGATTGTATAGTTTAAGTATATATGTAAGTGTTTATTGTACTATATATTTAACTACATGTATATAAGTATATATTTAAGTACTTATATAAGTATATATTTAACTATATCACTTAAGTGTAACACTTATATGTATCACTTTCAGTGAGGGTTGTTACCCTATGGTATATGAGTTTTACTTAGGATGTCAAGTGTTAAATGACTCAGACCCAAACTTTCGTGCATTTTACCACACTTCCACTACGCAATCAAGAGTGATTCTCATTTATATGTACGGTAACATACATAGTAATAAGAATCATTCTCATTAAATATTCATGCAATTCATTAAACATTCATGCAATCTGCCTAAAATTTAAGCACATTATGTGTTGCATGGTATCTGCCTATTTTTTGTGCATAGTAAGTTAGTACTTACTCACTTAACTATTGATAATGGATTATCATTAGTGATATGCGGTATGTGTGTATAGTACTAAAGTATGGTAAGTGATTTACCCTTATCTGTGTAACAAGCCATATACAGTAGCGCCCCACCCCACCCTGGCCCACGCCCACCCCCGCTCGTGATCACCCGCATACACACGCCCAGGATCACGTGCAATGCTACATTATGACATAAGGCATTGTATATGCATCATATAAATGCTTTAGAATCAATGGGTTAGAGAATGTGTTTAACTGTTAGGTAATCAGTTAAAGTGCATTTTTAATGCCACAAAGCCAGTGGATTTCACAATGTGAAACGAGGTGTCGAGTCGGTGCACCTTCAACCCCACACTTTCCCTGTCGAACCTTCGACACTAACCCTATCCCCCTTTTACACGGTCCATGAAGTACTTAGGACCGCACATCATGATCCCACGTAAAAATTGTAAGACAATTTTCATGCCACAATTTCGACTACCGTTTGTCAGGTCAAACCTACCATTCGTCGGCTCAAATCGACCGTTCGTCGAAGTTGGCATGGCAATTGCAGTAGGGCAAAGTCGGCGGGACACTCTTACTATTAAGTTTATAGTTAAAATATTTACCCCTCACTGAAAGTGAAGGGGTAGTAAATATTTTAACTTGTTTATAAACTTAATAGTAAGGAGTAGGAAAATGGCTCAATCAAACCTCGCAGTTATCGCCGAAAACGGAGTTTTCAATGTACCGACTGTAAAGTCGGCAGTTACCAATGCCACATTGCCAAAGGCAAAACCTCCCGTCAATGACGCTGTGATGTATGACGCTGGAGGATCTTTGATCCTGACGAAGCAATTCGATGGCAAGACCATTGCGGAGCAAATTGATGCACAAGTCAAAGTGTACCGATCCATCAAAAAGCAAGCCAAAGCCAATCTGGAAAGATTGATGCAAATCGGCAAATTGCTCAATGAACTACGTTCATACTTCAAGTCTGACGTTCAGTATGGTCAGTTTTTACAGAAAACTGAATTGTCCACTATGTCAAGGCAAGATAGATCAGATGCTCAGTGGCTTGCAACTAACTGGACATTAGTCCAGGATCAGATGAAAAAGTTGGATATCAGCTCTAGCTCTGCTAGTTACCTTCGCCAATTGCTCAGATCCAACAATCAGCCAAAGGCTGAAGTAAATGCTACTGTCGAACCTTCGACACCAAATCAACCGAAGGTTGAAACTGCAGTGCAACCGAAGGTTGATACGACACCCGTTCAACCGAAGGTTGACAATGCAACCGTTCAACCAAAGGTTGAAACTACTGTCGAAGATTCGACACTGGAAATTATCGTAGATAATGCTGAAGCTTTCGCCGATTCAGTAGCCAATCTCGCTAAAGCCGAAGGCTTAGACTTGAATGCTGTTATTGAAGCTTTACTCAAGAGGATCTAATTACTACCCTTTGTAGGGGTTTAATAGCCCCTACAATCCATTTAAATCCATTAGCTATAGGTAACCCTATGAAAAACAAGCTTAACCTTGAAACGGACACAATCGTAGCCATAGTCATGTTTTTACACACAATTGCCTTGCTCATACTCATCCTCACAGGTGTCATCAATTGATGCACAGGTAACGACGATGCACAAGGCTTTCTGCCGTTCATCGGCTAATGTCTGCCGTTCGTCGGTTTTTGCTTAACTTTCCATTTTTATCGCCGTTAACCTTGTCAGTGTCGAATGTTCGACAGTAACCAACCGGAGTGTAACCATGCAACTACTTACCCATGACAGCAACGCCAAGCTTGCCAAGACCAACAAGGCACAGACCGAGTATATGTTCATAGGCTTGTCTATGATGCCCAACTACACACTATGCCCAGGGGCTAAGGCAGCGGGATGTATGGACGATTGCCTGAAGTCTGCAGGCAGAGGGCAGATGACATCTGTGGCACTGGCAAGGCAAGCCAAAACCGACTATTTCATGTCGAACCCTAATGCTTTCATGGCACAAGTAGTCAAGGAAATGCAATCCTATGTACGTAGGGCAACTAAGCGTAAGGTTACCCTTGCCTGCCGTATGAACGTACTGTCGGATGTAGCATGGGAAACGATACCTGTAACCGTTGATGGCATTGTTTACGAAAACCTTATGGAAGCTTTCCCCATGGTCACATTCTACGATTACACCAAAAGGGCAGATCGACTATCTGACATGCCCTACGATTTAACTTTCTCGTACTCTGGCAAGCCTTCGTACAAAAACCAGATCAAGCATGCACTCAAGGCAGAGGCACGTATGGCTGTGGTGTTTGCAGGTGAGTTCCCCCTGACCTTCATGGGACGCAAGGTTATCGACGGTGACGCTCAGGATGCCCGTTTTCTTGAGTCACAGGGTGTTATCGTAGGCTTAAAGGCTAAGGGTAAGGCTAAGCATAACGACAATGGCTTTGTGGTACGTACTTAATCTTAGGCATGCAATGGGGACGAAAGTCCCCTAGATTCTACTGTCCGGCAGCTTCGACACTAACTTTGGAGATTTAGCATGGTACTCATCACTCACAATCAAATGCTGTATGACCTCACTAAGCATGAACTCGAATACACATTGCAGAATCCTGAGATATCCGAGGATGTGATCCTGTTCATGGCAGAGGGTGGATTTACTACGCTGACAGAGGGTGAGTTAGTCAGTGAGTGGAGGAAAACTTTCACAGACTTAGACCAAGCAGAGTTCCGCAAGGCATATAAGCTTGTACCGCAACCACGTAGGGGCTAATGATGGACATAACCGTATCAATGAAGCATGCCTATGGCAAGATCAGGATCAACCCCATGTGCCACAAAGCACACCTGTTTGCTAGCATTGCAGGTACTCAGACACTCACCCGTAAGACTGTGAAGCACATCCATGCACTGGGGTATGAGTTCCAAGTACATGACCATGCACTGGGCACAACACACAGCGTACCGTTCGACAAGCTTATGTCTCTTAACTTGGAGTAATGACCATGCTTATACAAGTATTTTATGCCTTCCTTCCGACAAATTATGACCGTCCTGGTGGTGTATGGTGGTACAAAACTATGAGCAGCCGGGAAGCAAACGAGTTCATCGAGTCAATCCGCAGTTGTGCAACTGCTATCAGGATTTCGACTCGGTTCGTGGTCCAGGACCCAGACAACGTCCAACCACCGGCAGATGCCACGATCATCAAGTGAGGAAATCATGAAGAAAGCAATTGAAGATATCGCACAGCGTAAATGTACGAGCGTTCGTTTCAGCCGCTTTGGTGAAAGCACTCAAGAAGAATATTACGAGTTCTATCTTGATGAGCTTATAGAGTTTGTTGAATTGTTCATTAAACAAGAGCGTGAAGCGTGTGCGAAGGTGTGTGATGACTTGATCATGTCTGGACCAGTCTGTGAGGTTCAGCAGAGATACAACAAAGCCTACATGAATTGTCGAGACAAAATTTTGAGTCGAGGTGAGCAATGATTAACGATGGAGGACCGGCATTTCCAAGCGAATACACACTTCCAGAAAACCAAGGCATGACTCTGCGTGACTACTTTGCAGCTAAAGCCTTACAAGCATTAGTTCCTATGGATCGAAACATAAATGCCATAAAGTACGCAGAATCAGCATATGCCTTAGCAGATGCAATGCTGAAAGCAAGGGGTGAGCAATGAGTAAACATACACCGGGGCCGTGGCTGACCACGGAATCGACCGAACATTGGGGGCGTGTGAATGTCACAGTACAAGCCGCTTTTACCGCTAACGAAATCGCAACGGCATGGCAGGGCACGACCGACGTCAATCGGGCCAACGCCCGCCTGATCGCAGCAGCGCCCGAACTGTTGGGGGCATTGAAATGGCTTGCTGCGTGCGTCAAGACTCCAGGACCACACATGGATGCCTTTGCTGCACTTGAAAAAGCCCACGCAGCCATCGCCAAGGCGACTGGAGGTTAGGTATGACCATGCAGATCGAAGGATACCTACTCTCATACCGCATCAATGGCAATGGCAACGTATGGATGCTACGCTTTGATACGGAGGAGCAAGCAAAGGCACACGTACAGAAGGTAGGGCTAGATGCCCCATGCTATCAGTACGTGATCAATGCAATCGTAAACATCCCCACTGTAACGGAGGCAGCATGACACTCACAATCAACCCAGGCAAGATACCTGTACATACAGGCCCACGTGTCTTTGTGTACTTCAACCTGCACAGGAAACTGTGGTCTGTCAAAGCACTGGAAGGTCCCAACAAGGGCAGAGTCATTGCTCACCGTCAGTGGGTAGTCTTAGCTGCATGCAAGTTCAAGGTATCCCAGGCAGGTAGGCAGCGTGTCCTACGTGAGAGGAAGAAAAACGTACATGCAGGTATCGAGGGTAGGATGCTACAAGATAGCCTAGACATGGTGCTGTATGGCAATGAACAGCGTACCAAGGTTACCTACAACCCGTACAAGTACGATTCCTTTGTGGATGCAGATAACCCTAACCGCAGGATATTATTCAGCAACTATGCACAGTTGCACACGGACCGTACCGTAGAAGCTTTCAATCCAACCGTTAGCCTTGAAGGAGTTTAAATCATGGGCCTCGATATGTACCTCAACGCTAAGACATCCCACTACCGCAATGAGAAGGTAGCAGATCTAACCGCACCACTGAAGCTTCCCAAGGGTATGCAGATCCATGCTGCAACACTGTCTGTGGAAGTTGCATACTGGCGTAAGGCTAACGCTATCCATCAGTGGTTTGTGGATAATGTACAGGGTGGCAGGGATGACTGTGGGACTTACCATGTCACAACAGATCACATCAAGGCACTGCGTAAAACGATACTTGATGTGATCGATTCACCCGACATGGCAGACGATCTACTGCCAACACAAGGGGGATTCTTTTTCGGTGGTACAGAGTATGATGACTATTACTTTGAGGCACTGAAGGTGACGCATGACAAGCTCGGCACTGTGCTAGATTTTCTCAGGCATAACCCTGATTTTTACCTGGAGTATCAATCATCGTGGTAGTGTTTAACCGATACCTTGACGCTGTAAATTTTTGTAGGTACAATTCCCTTAGTACATTGCAAATCAAACGCAGTGGACATGGGCAGCAACGTAAGTGGACAATCAACCCTGGAGATGCAACACCATGCGATACTATGAAAAGCGCACTAAGTTCCTCGGTCTACCCATCATTATCCGTAAGAGGGCGAAGAAGAGCAGAGGATTTTCTGTTCTGATATCTGACCCACAGTCGGACTTCAATGCGATTCACTTGTGGAAGTTCTCGATTTACTGGCACAGAATAACCCCTGTCAGAGGAGTGTACAAAACTTGGTAACTTTCTACATGGAAATACCTGCACATCCCCATGCCCGTAGCTATACGGTGTATGGTGGTGCAGTGGATGTAAAAGAACATGATTGGGTACACAGCAACGTGGTATTCAAGGGTGTACCCGATTCCTACAAACCCATCAAACAGGCATTCGCAACACAAAACCCATTCAAGGCACTAGGCTGGAATCCAGTGATTGATTGTCCTACCAAGACCATTAGTCGCTGGAGCATGCAAGAATCACCCGTAGCCAAGTATGAAGGACACGAATTGTGGGTATCGTTTGAATCATTGCATAGCCCACCTTTCGATTTCCTGCAGCATGTATGTACCAAGTTCCGTGTAGTCATTGAAGTACGCAGTATATACCCGTATCAAATCCAGCAAAAACGCATTCACTTGTACCCAACCAACCACTAGGAAATACCATGGACGCATTCACTTTCGATACCAACACCACCAACATCACTATGGACACTGCCATGCTAGATACCGTACTCCCTGCCCTGCCTACCAACCTCAACTTTGATCCTATCCGTGAGCCACAGATCCGTAATGGTGTGGCTATCAAGAATAAGTTCTGGGTTATCAACCCCAACACTGACACTGTGATCGGTGATGGTAAGTCTATCCACAATCCACAGAACTTCAGCAAGGCATGGGATAGTTTCCGTGAAGGCTTGCTCAACTCTGGCCTGGATACGTCAGGTGCAGATGTCAAGTTCAGTGCTATCAAGGATGGTGCTGCCATGTCCGCTAGCATCACTCTGCAGAAGTATCAGTACGAGAAGGTGCTTGGTGAACCTGCCAAGATGACCATGAACTTTAGTGACTCGCATGACCAGTCTATCCGTAGGCAGATTCGTGCCATGATCTATCGTCTGGCATGCTTAAATGGCATGATTGCACCACGTGAATCCGTAGGCATTGTGCAAAAGCACACCACCTACAGTGATCCAGAGACAGTGGGCAAGGTAGCTGCACGTTTCCCTCAGCAGTTGATGCGTGATGCCCAAGTGATGCGTATCATGCAGGGTATCCGTGTAGATCACGATGAGGCTATCGATTTCCTCAGACGTAATGTAGCTACCTATCAAACCAAGTCAGGTAGCAAGGTCAATAACAAGTGGCTTGAGCGCATCGTAGGTATCCACGATAGCTATGGCAGCTTAGGCAATACGTCATACCGTTTGTACAACACACTCACTCACCTGAGTACCCACATCGAAACCCGTAGTGCAGATGTGGCACAGAAGCGTATCCGCATGGAGCAGGACATCGAGTCTGTGATTCGTGGTGAGGAGTTCCAAAGCAAGTACATGCCCCAGATTGATGAGGCACAACTTGATCTCATGTTAGCTGCATAGGAGGCAGTATGTCAGGTGTACGTAGGAAACCAAATCCAGTAGCAAAGGACTTACGTACACCTAAGTACAAGCTTCGTGTACTCAAGGACAAGCGTAAGCAGTCCGATAACAAGCGCATTGAAAAGGAGATTGACAATGCTAAGAGAAAAGATCCACTCGACATCTGAAACAGTTTTAAACTTTTCCTACTTTGCATTCATTGTATGTGTGTGCTTTTTCCTGGTTCACCTGAGCATTCAGGCAGATAGGAAACACATGCGTGAAGCTGCAGCAAAGCACATGTGCAAACCCACTGAAGGGCAGCTAGTCAAGGAGCTAGGCGAAGATGGCAATTACTTTTGCTACACCCGTAACAAGGATGGCAAGACGTTTAGTAGAACCGTATTACTTACAGGAGAATAATTGTGGCTGAAATTTCAAAAATTACTGAACATGAGGATGGCAGTTGCACCATCACATTAGACATGACACAGGAAGAAACATCTTCCTTACTTTCATGGGCATTGAAGGAAGCAATCAACAATGCAGTGAAGATGGACAAGGACTTTGAGTGGGTTACTGATAAGGCTAAGGACGCTGTACCCACAGAAAAGAAAACAGTTAGGTACAGGAAAGGCTCTGTAACATGGGTAGATGATGATCACATTCGTTTGTATGCCCTCGATCATCCTATACATAGCGAGGGTAACGTAGTAACTAGCACAGTAATTCGTGTAACTGCAACTGAAAATGGTGGTATTTATGAAACAAGAAACACTATCTATGTCCCAGCCTAAAGTAAACACCTATTACATGACCATTGCCTATCGATGGGGGCGCACCAATGATCACTGGTATGTGGTCTACGTAGGTGAGAACCAGGAAAAGGCAATGGCACTGGCAGAAGATGAAGTTAGCTCACGTGGCGGTAAGTATGGGGTAGCTACCTTCAAGGTCAATGACACTCATGATCCTGAGATGTCATACCGCACGATGCTGTGCTATTACCCATCGAGCATGGAGGAGGTACTGCCCCATCATAACTACCAGTATGACATGCTCATGGACATGGGTTTGATCCTGAATGACTATGTACAAGGGCATGTGTACCGTATCAGTGAAGAGAATCCACAGACACCTGCCTTTGTGGAGAAGGTAGCTGTAACTGCTGATGAGCTTATAGTCAAAGAAGCAGCACGTAGGAAGGTTAAGTATGACGTTCTTGAACACCAACAGAAAGAAAGGCTAGAGGTATACCGTGAAGGTTAATTTAATATCGTATTCGCAAGTTAATACTGGAGCATTTGTAGATGACGATGGTGTATATACAGGACATCCCCAAACGATTAAAGAGTTGGTTGCGTTCTGTCCCCAAACGATTAAGGAGTTGGTTGCGTTCTGTGCTCGTGTCTCGAATCCAACCAACCAGTTCAACAGTAAAACCGCAGACAAATTACTGGAGTACCTCATTGAAAACAGACACTGGTCACCCTTTGAAATGGTCAACCTATGCCTCGAAATCACAACCACACGAGACATTGCCAGACAGATACTCAGACACAGAAGCTTTAGCTTCCAAGAGTTCAGCCAACGATATGCTGACCCAACTAAAGATCTCTCATTTGTATTTAGAGAAGCAAGGCTGCAAGACAAATCTAACCGACAGAATTCTATCGAAGTTGAAGATGAGAAGTTAAAGAACACATGGAACTACATGCAATCCCAAGTCAAGCATGCAGCACTCGATGCCTACACTTGGGCTATCAAGCATGGTATAGCCAAGGAAGTAGCACGTTCAGTATTACCCGAAGGCATGATGGAATCTCGTATGTACATGAACGGTACGCTACGTAGTTGGTTGCATTACCTTGACTTGCGTACTAAGAATGGCACACAGAAAGAGCACGTTGAAGTGGCACTTGCTTGTGCTGAAGCTATCGCTAACGTATTTCATCTGGAGTAATCATGGTCTTTGATCCTAACGCAACCATTGATCAAGCAGATGTCATCAAAGCTATATCGAATAGGGCAATGACAGCATCTGAATTACAGGCTGAATTTAAGACAACACATGCAAGAGTTGCCTCTTTGTTGCAGTACATGCGTAGGAGCAAGATGATTCATTCATACAAAGTGGACAAGAAATGGGTATGGGCTACATCAACCACACCTAAAATGGAAGATACACCTGTGCCACTAGCAGGTAAGAAGGAGATAAGCAACTTCCTAAGCAAGGCTATGTTCAACTGGATAAACCCATCTGTGTGATCTGACACCATGAAAAAGCGAAAGATTGTAGATGCTATCGACGAGTACTATAGTTCCTTGGACTATAGAAACCTGTCTAAGTCTGCACAAAAGGATTACAAGTACTGCCTCGACACACTACTAGATACTCCCATAGGCACACGAACTGTACGCAGTATGTCTCTAACGACATTGACAGTGCCCCAGGCACAACGTGCATACAATCATTGGGCTGAAAGGGGGTTATCTTTCGCTGATCACACGTGCAGAGTTTCCAGTAAATTGTACAACTTCAGTATCCAGCTAGGATACTGCACTGTAAATCCCTTCAGCAAGGTGTCTAGAAGGCCCTACAAGACACGCAAAGTAGTCTGGACTAGGGAGGATATCACCCGCTTCTTAAACGTGGCTTATAGCTCGTTTAACACCCGTTCTGTGGGACTCATAGTTCAGATGGCATACGAGTGGTGTCAGAGGCTAGGGGATATGACCCAATTAAAATGGGACAACTATGACTTTGAACATCGAGTGTTGTACCTTGAGCAGTCTAAACGTAGGGCTAAGGTAGAACTGCCTACGACAGATGAATTACATGGGATGTTGGTACAGCAGAAGCAAGAGATAGGATTCCAACCTTACGTTGCACCCATCTGTAATGCAAGTAAGGTCACAGGTAATACCTACAACAAGCACACGATATCCATGGCAGCACGTAGGATCATGCGTAAAGCTGGGCTATCTGAAGAGCTACAAATCATGGACATGAGAAGGACAGGCACAATGGAGATGGTCGATGCAGGGGTCCCATTACCACAAATTATGGCAGTGACAGGTCATCAGAGTCCAGCTTCAGTGATGCCTTACATGAAACATACATTGACAAGTGCCAGAAAAGCTGCTACGCTTCGCTTCACAAGCAGCCGAGGGTAACAATATATTATAAGTGTATACATTTAAATGTCTAATATCAAAGACTATGTATTAAACTTAGATCTACATATAGGACAAACATTTAGAGGTAAATGTCCTATATGTTTTAGAAAGAATACATTTACAGTGAGCAATGACAATGGACAGTTAGTGTGGAATTGTTATGCAAATAGTTGTACAGTTAAAGGTAAATATTCTGTAGGTTTACGTATAGAAGATATACGTAAGTTATTGATTAATAAAGAAGTTGTTAATGATGTCCCCTTTGTACTACCCGAATGGATTGTAAAAGATCATGAGCACATTCAAGCATTTCGTAGGTCGTACTCCATCCATGACACCGTGGAATTACGCTTCGATGTCAGAGACAGTCGAGTTGTATTTACAGTCATGGACAAGGGTAAGATGGTCGATGCTGTCGGGAGATTGTACAAGTCAACTAAGACTCATGCCACGAAGTGGAAAAGGTATGGCAATTCTCGCAGAGCGTATGTATGTGGCGCAGGTCATACCGCAATTGTGGTTGAGGATTGCATATCTGCCACACAAGCCTTGGAGTTTGAACAGTGTGCAGGGTTTGCCATCATGGGTACATCATTACTCAGTGAGCACACCCAGCAACTGCAGCAGTACAAGCAAGTCATCGTAGCTTTAGATCCTGATGCCCTGACCAAGACAGTTGCCTACACCAGACAACTCAAATCCAGTGGCATTGACGCTCATGCACTGAAGCTGTATGATGACTTGAAATATCGCCAACCCCAGGACATGCAACGTGTCCACTCTTTGATAGAGAGATTCAATGGAACATGCCTTACTCAAGAGTCTGTTAGATAAATCCTTTTACGACGAAACCAGGGGCAGCAAGTGCCCAGATAAGATCTTTAGCAAGGATCTCAGAAAGATAAAGCAGGTCATAGACAAGGCAATGGAGGAGTATCAGAGGGATATTACACCCGAAGAACTTGAGGCATTGTACTTCACCGATAACCCCACACTAACCACAGCACAACGACACGCTATGCATCTTGAGTTCAACAAGATACGTGGTGAAAAGCCTATGGGTTCAGATGTGGCACAGCGAGTGATCAGTAACCTGTTCAGACAAGTGGTAGGGGAGGAAGTAGCTAACTTAGGATTCCAGTACGTGAATGGTGAACAGCATACGATGGAACCCTTAAAGAACATTCTCGATAGCTATCAAGATGACTTTACCCCACAGATACGTGTTAGCTATGTAGATAACAGCATTGATAACCTGCTAGCTAAGGCAGCTAACAATACCAAGTGGAGGTTTAATATACCTTCACTGTTTAATTCAGTGCAGGGTTTAGATGGTGGTATGTTGTTTGTGATAGGTGCTAGGTCTAACGTAGGCAAGAGTAGCTTTCACAGTACCTTATGTGCAGGTCCCCATGGATGGGCATCACAAGGTGCACGTATCCTGGTGCTATGTAATGAGGAGAAACCTGAGAGGGTAGCCAGTAGGTACATGACAGCAGCTACAGGCATGACCATGGCACAGATAGCTGCAGATAAGGCACAGGCACATAGGCTCTATGATCCTATACGGGATAACCTTAAGTTTGTAGATGCTACAGGTAAGACCATGAGATGGGCAGAGTCAGTGATCAAGACACACAAACCAGACATTGTAGTGCTTGACATTGGATCTAAGTTTGCTGAAGATGGGGCATCTACTCAAGATCCTGCAGTGCTTAAAGCCAATGCAGTGTATGCAAGAAACATTGGGAAGATGTATGGTTGTCTTGTAGTTTATTGTACACAGTTATCTGCTGAGGCTGAAGGGAAGATCGTTCTATCTCAAGCCATGATCGAAGGCAGTAAGACAGGGCTTGCAGGAGAGAGTGACCTAATGATTTTAATTGCACGTAATCCCCCATTGCAGGACTCTACAGACGGCGATGATGGTCAAAGACACTTGAACATAGTAAAGAATAAGATCAATGGTATACACCGAATTATCCATGCTGAGTTTGATTATTCCACTGGAGTGTATTTTTCATAGTAGTGAACACAAGGATTAAGGATCATGAGATTTAAATACCACACTAAAAAACCAGATCGTGATAGGCTATGGGGCATGAGTCCTAGTCAATTCAAAACCATGTTAAAGTTACGAGGGTTTAGTGTTGACCGTGACTTCTTTAAGATAGGTGCCATGGCTAAGAAGGGTAATCGTCTATATAGGTTTCGTTACTGGGCATACCCAGACTTCTTTGTAGATATTAGCTGCCCACTAAATGAGTTTGATCGGTGGGCAAACAGTGTAGATAAAACTATTAACTTTTATAACTTTATTGAAAATGACTATTGAAATTTACACACGAAAGGCTAGGTTCTCTGAGCTTAAACCTTACGATCCCTTCGCTGATACAGGTGACTTTATGGAAGTATGCGAGTGGCACAATGGTGAAGGTTTTGATGTCACTATAAACAACCGTGTTGTTAGTTTTACTTTGGGGCAATGGGAATGCCTACAAGTATTAGTAAACTATAAGGGGTGAGCACAGTGAATGAAGGATTAGAAAAAATGTGGGATGATCCCAGGTTTAAATTTCTAACAGACCTTGATAGATTATTTGACAGTAGCAAGGTATGGGGTGGTATGGAATGGGTTTACCATCCTATTCATCCTGTCAAATATCGACCCATGTCCGAGCGTGTTCGTGCTGAGTTAGGTAAACTTTATCAAGAATATGGAGTTGAGGAATGAACAAACGAATCCTAAAACTTTTTAACGAGGCTGGTTTCCATCAGCCCGAAATGGAACGACTGGGCATTGAAGATAAGTTTAAAAAGTTCGCCGAGTTGATAGTAAAGGAATGTTGTCAATACTTAAATACTGAGGCAGAAAGATTGTATTCCTTGAGTGCATCTGAGCATAGACCTAACTTTAAAGAAGATTTTGAGATATGTGCTGAAAAGTGTTACGACAACATTCAAGGTCTTAAAGATCTCTTTGGAGTTAAAGAATGAATGACAGAATCCGGGAACTTTGGGACAAGGCAGCTCAATCTACAGCAGCTTATCCGAGCGGGCAAAATAACTCTTGGGAAACTCAGGTAAACTTTATGGATAAGTTCGCTGAGTTGGTTGTAAGGGAATGTATAGATAAGATTGAAACATATCGTATCCCTGTAGGTAACAGTCGATCCGGTGAGCTTGCATGTGAGTGGACTTACGATGCATTGAAAGAAATTAGGGACGAGATTAAAGAAACCTTTGGAGTTGAATGATGGCATGGGTCCCCATTGTACTAGGTATCAAACCTCATTATCCTACTGCTCCTTGTGAACACATTGAAATTATCTATCGCAGTGATGACAAAATGATGAGATTGGAAAATATACATGAAAGTAAAGCAGCCAAAGAAATTGAAAAATATGGATTGCAATGGACCGCATATTCTTGGCGATACATGGATGGATTAAGCGATTGGGAAAAATAAAATGAACGAACGAATTAAAGAACTTGCTGAACAAGCTGGAATGACGCCGCTGCAAGCTGCAAAAGCAGAGATCGAAGCATTGAATCAAAGAATTGATGTATGGGAAAAGACTTATGAAGCCGTATGCGATGAGCGAGATGCGATCATAAGGGATTCAGATAAAGCCCATGCGCTTCTGCGATGGGTTGAGAAAGAGATGCGCTACGCCGGGTGGGACATACGCTTAAACGACCAGCACGGACGCACGGATGTGTACGAGGCCATCAAGGAGTTCTTATCATGAGCAGAGAAGCCATTGAAGAAGCGATAGAAGTGCTAGAGGATGCAAGCGCAGATATGCTGATGGAAACAGGCGATAAAAGTTACTACGTCGAAGCCATCGCCGTTTTACGCCAAGTACTGGAGACAGAGCCGTTTGAATACTGGAACGCAGTTGAAGGGTGGGTAAAGATCGACGAGGTGCGTGAGCATTTCGATGCAGTAGGGTGTGGAACCATTTACAAGTCTTCTGGCGAAGGTCGATCACCTCTCTACACCGCACCACCAAAGCAATGGGTTGGGCTGACTGATGATGAGATAGCGCAGTTGATGTTTAAGTGCGATGTGATTGTTACAGGCCCGACGCAGTTTGATTTTGCTCGTGAGATTGAATCTAAGCTGAAGGAGAAGAACGGTGGATAGAGACGACATTATCAAGATGGCGAAAGAGGCTGGAATCGAGTTTTACCCGTCACCAACAAACGATGTGCGGTTCTGCTTATTTAAGAACCTTGAACGCTTCGCCGCACTTGTTGCAGCACATGAAAGAAAAGCCTTCATCGAGACCATTGAACCGTACCTAATCCCTGTCGGCAATTCTCGGTCTGGAGAGCTTGCTTGCAAGTGGAATGTCAGAACGGCTAAGGAGAAAAACACATGACACCAAACGAAATAATCAAGATGGCAATGAAGGCCGGTGTTGCCCCAATGATGACTAACAAACCCGTGATGTATCCATCATTAGAAGCACTTGAAACCTTCGCTGCCCTTGTCGCAGCACATGAGCGTGAGGCGTGTGCGAAGTTGTGTTTAGAAGAAGCGAATGAGGCTTACCACCAAGAAGCGTTTTATCTACCACGAGGCAATCAAGGGCTACTGCGTATTGCTGAAGGTGCTAAACGGTGCGCCGAAGCAATCAGAGCAAGGGGTGAGCAATGAACCATGATCTAGCATGGCTTGAGTACTGTAAGACACACGGCATGGACAGCATGAACAGAAACACACGTTCAATATTCATGGCAGGTGCTAAGGCTGAACGTGAGTATTGTCTAAGTATCTTAATGCGATTACATGAAAGAGCTAGCGATAGGCACAACTACTTTCACTACGCAGCTAATCTTATACGTGATGAGGAAGAAGTATGAGTGGTGGGTTCTATGAATACCAGCAAGGTGCTATCAATCGCATAGCAGGGGCTATCGAGGCAGCTATCAATAACAAAGATAGCTACATATTCGATGATCCTAGAACGGAGACTGAACTTAAGAAAGCTGTGGTAGGATTGCGTATCGCTTATGCCTATGCACAGAATGTTGATCTACTGCTTAGTGGTGACTTTAATGAGCAGACATTCCACAGACGGTTAAAGAAAGAACTCACAGCAGCTAGGACATACAAACATGATTACAGTACTGGACGTAGAGAACACAGTTAACGTAAGAGATGGCAAGAAACATTTAGATCCATTTGAGGCAGGTAATACACTGGTCATGGTAGGTGTTAAACACCTTGACCAAGATTGCCAAGTTTATACCTTCGATCATTCGGAAGTGTCGGAGGATGTTGATAAGTGCAGACATCTTGTACAAGAAGCACTGAATAAAACCACAGTACTTGTAGGTCATAACATATCTCACGATTTACTATGGCTCTGGGAATGTGGATTTAAGTACACAGGCTTAGTGTTTGACACCATGCTTAGTGACTACATCCTACAACGTGGTATAACTATGCCTCTTGACCTGGGATCAGTGGCACTAAGACACCAATCCCCTGTTCAGAAGCAGGATGTCATCAAAGATTATCTCAAGCGTGGTATCTCAGTACGAGATATCCCTCATGCAACACTCTCAGAATACTTGTGCCATGACTTAGGTGCCACTGAATGGGTCTACAAATCCATCCAGAAGCGTCTAGAATCCAATGAAGATGCAGGTCTAAGGGGTACTATCGACCTTACTAACGAAGTCACTGTAGTGCTTGCTAGGATGTATCAGGCAGGGTTTAAAGTTAACCTTGATGCACTGGAAGAAGTACGACACCAGTTTATTACAGAGAAGAATGAGATTGAAACGTATCTACAAGATAAGGTACATGTACTCATGGGCGATACGCCTATCAATCTCAATAGCCCAGAGCAATTGTCATGGGTGGTGTACAGCAGGAAACCTGTTAGCAAGAGTCGATGGATATCTGCTATTACACCTTACATGACAGATGTAGATTTTAGGTCAGCAGTGAAACAGAACTTCGTTACCTTGTACAAAACTAAAGCTGTACAGTGTAGTGACTGCTCTGGTGCAGGTACGGTGTATAAGGTTAAGAAAGATGGATCAGCGTTCAAGAGGGCAACAAAATGCGCTACGTGCAATGGGTCAGGCTTTATCTATCAGCAGACGAAAGATGTTGCAGGGCTTAAGTTCACAGCACCCAACCCCAAGTGGGCAAGTGCCAATGGATTTAGTACGTCCAAAGACAGTCTTGAAGTACTCGAAAGGGTAGCTGTTTCAAAGAACATGCCAGAAGCTTCTGAGTTTCTGAGCAGACTTAGGAGACTGTCTGCCCTGGATAGTTACCTGAGTAACTTTGTGGATGGCATTGCAGCTTTCATTAAACCTGATGGCATGTTACATGTACGGTTGAATCAACATGTCACAGCAACTGCTAGGTTTAGTGGTTCTAATCCTAATATGCAAAACATGCCACGGGGTAATACCTTCCCTGTAAAGCGAGTGTTCTTATCTCGGTGGGAAGGAGGCAAGATCATGGAAGCTGACTTTGCTCAATTGGAATTCAGGGTTGCTGCTTACTTATCTCAAGATGAAATTGCAATCAAAGAAGTCAAAGAAGGATTTGATGTTCACTCGTACACAGCAAAGGTTATTACGGAGGCAGGCCAAACAACATCTAGACAGACAGCTAAAACACATACCTTTGCACCCTTGTACGGAGCTACAGGATACGGAAGAACACCTGCAGAGTCGGCTTACTACACCCACTTTATGGAAAAGTATAAAGGAGTAGCTGAGTGGCACAAGCGATTAGCTAAGCAGGTACTTAACTACGGGTACATTAAGTTGCCTTCAGGTAGGGAGTTTGTATTCCCAGGTACAAAGCGTAAGAAGGATGGTACAGTTACAAACTTCACACAGATAAAGAATTATCCAGTGCAATCATTCGCAACTGCAGACATTGTTCCTCTCGCATTAGTGGAGATACATAAACGTCTTGTGCGATTTGAAAGTTGTGTGGTAAATTCTGTCCACGATTCAATCGTGATTGATATACACCCAGATGAAATTGAATATGTAGTACAAGTTATCGACGAAGTTCAGGCTAATCTTATCAATCTCATTAACAAGAGATGGTCGATAGATTTCAATGTGCCACTTGCATTGGAAGCAAAGATAGGTGACAATTGGCTTGAGCAAAAAGAAGTTCCGCAAACCACTTTAAACTAAGGAAAATCATGAGTAATGAAATTGCACTTGTAAACAATGCCAACTTTGCAATGATGGCAGAGGCTATGGGCATGGCAGTGGACATGAAGTCTAAGGCTAAAGCAAGTAACCTTGCCCGTCTTAAGATCAGCCACAAAGCTGTGATGGGTGAAGAAGAAGTTAAAGGTAAACTCAAGAAAGTAGAGATCATCGATGCAGGTTCGTATGTGCTGAACTTCGATGAGAAGGATTACTATTTACCTACCCCAGTTATCCGCTTATTCAATCAGCGATTCATGTACAAGCGTTTCATTAAAGGTGCTCCAGGTGAAGCTAACAAGTACGTGAAGACAGTCATGGATAAGGACTTGAATGCAGACTTGCGTGACAATACAGGTGGGTTCAACTGTGGTAAACCCTCTGGCTGGATCAAGGATTACAATGCATTGCCCCAAGACATCAAGAATCTTATGAAGTCTATCAAGCGTGTACGTGTATTGTTTGGTGAGATCAGCAGCAACGGCAATGCATTCGATGGTGCAGGCAATCAAGTAGAGATAGCTGACAATATCCCATTCATTTGGGAGATTGATAATAAGGATGCATTTAAATCTGCTGGTGCAGTGGTAACACAGTTTGCTAAGCAGAATAGGATCCTACCCCAGAACTGGGTTCAGCTTGCTACAGAAGCCCATGCATTGCCCAATGGAGAAAGCTTCTATACGCCAGTGTTCACCATTGACTTTAACAACACGGTAGCCCTTGAAGATAAGGATCAAGAGACATTCACTAACTTCAATGACTGGATAAGTAATTATAATGATTACATCATCAAGACTCATAACGAAGCTGCCACAAAGAAAGCACAGGATAGAGATGATGAACTTGTGGAAGAGTTTGTCGATGTGGATGTAGCTGCCTAACATGGATCATCCTGCCGAGCTTAAGATACATCAATATCTTTCTAACATACGTCATGGTGAGAGTACACTTTCACCACAAGTAGTTGAACAGATTGTGGAGGATATACGTGCTGCCTTAACTCGGCAGTTTGTTGACAAGTTAGACAATGCATTTACATTGCGTATGTCTAATGTAGGTAGGGCATACTGCCAGTTATGGTTCGATAAGAATCAACCAGAGAAGGCAATCCCACACAGTACAAATTTTGTCATGAACATGCTTATAGGTGACATCATTGAAGCTGTGTTCAAGGGATTGCTTACTCAAGCAGGTGTCTCATATGCAGATGGAACCAAAGTAACGCTAGACTTAGGTGAGCACAAGATTCATGGCACACCTGATGTGATCATGGACGGTAGGGTAGATGACGTTAAATCTGCCTCACCCTGGTCCTATGAGAATAAGTTTAAGTCTTATGAAACATTAGCTAACATGGATTCCTTTGGCTATTTAGCTCAGCTTGCAGGTTATGCTAAAGCCATGGGCATTGAGGCAGGTGGATGGTGGGTCATCAATAAAGCTACAGGTCAGTTTAAATATGTAGCTGCTGATGGTTTAAATGTTGACTCACATGCGGAGAATATCAAAGCAATCGCCGCAGAACTTGAGGAGAATGTATTCCGTAGATGTTATGAGGAACAAGAAGAAACTTACTACAATAAACCGACAGGGAATAAGATACTCGGCAAAGAGTGTCAATGGTGCAGTTACAGGTACGCATGTTGGGAAGGGCTTGAGGAAAGACCATCACTTGTCTCAAGGGCAGAAAATCCCCCCACTGTCTCGTACGTCTTTATCAAGAAAAAAGAAAATGAAAGTAAAGACAATACATGATACCCGTAAGGCATGGGCAGTAGGCAAGGCATATGGATTCCGTAGTAGCCTTGAGATTAAAGTGCAAGAGCAGTTTAAGCACCAAGGCATTGCAGCTAAGTACGAGGCTATTAAGATAGAGTGGGAAGATCTGATGTACCGAAAGTACACACCAGACTTCCTGCTTCCTAATGGTGTTATTATTGAAACAAAGGGATTGTTTACTGCACAGGATAGGCGTAAGCACTTACTTGTTAAGAAACAACACCCTCACTTAGACATAAGGTTTGTGTTTGAACGTGCAGACAGAAAGCTTAGTAAGACATCTAAAACTACGTATGGAGATTGGTGCAATAAGAATGGATTTCAGTATGCAGTAAAACTTGTACCTGACTCATGGGCACAAGAAGACCCTAAGAATTACGTAATTGAAAAGTTAACAATCTTTAAGGATAAGAAAGATGGTTCCTAATGACGCACTTACAAATGATGATGTTGCCCTTGTTATCAGACCTAACTTTAAAGGTGGTAAATGGATAGGGACCATGGACCTTAACGTTGTCGTTATGCCAAGGGAAAAGAACAGTGAGGAATCCAACGAAGCTTTAGAGGACGTAACAAACCTCATGATCACTTGCTTCAGATTACTGTGCACTGATGAGGGCTTCTACAATCAAGTGTTAGATGTTACATTGGATAACATTGAGAATGGTGAACACTTAGATCAAGACACCTTAGATGAAGTAGAGAGCATGATCGATTCCTCAAACAATGTGTACAAGCTACATGCTTGGACTAAGACTAAGGGGAATGCATAATGTCTGACATGGTAAATAGCCCTGCACATTACAACTATGGCAAGTATGAAACTATCGATGTCATTTGTGATGTACTTGGGAAAGAAGGTGCTATTGCCCATTGCAGGGGTAACGTATTAAAGTACACTATGCGAATGATGCACAAGGGTAAAACACTTGAAGATGCCAAGAAAGCTAGGTGGTATTTGAATAAAGCTATTGAGCTTATGGAGGGTGGTAGTGAAACAACTTAACCTGTTCGATGATATTGAAGAATTAGAAGATGGTAGTGTCTTTGTCGATGTCAGTTTCAATGTGACATTTGATAAGAAAGAAATGCCACGTACATACACAGACATCCTGTATCTTGAAGATGAGATTAAGGATGCCATTATCAATGCCATGCATGACATGGGTGCAGAAGCTACAGATGACATCATCATTAACATTGAGGGACTAGAGTAATGGACTATCACGGTATTACCCTAGACATAGGTAGAGATGAGCTACTGTCTGATCAAGCAAAGCAACTGCTGCAGGATTACTACATGCTTCCTGGAGAGCAATCACCACAAGAGGCATATGGCAGAGCAGCACTAGCCTATAGCAATTACGACAAGGCATTTGCACAACGCATTTATGACTACGCATCTAAAGGTTGGTTTATGTATGCAAGTCCAGTGCTTAGCAATGCCCCACGTGTCGGTGAGTACTTTAAGGCTCTACCTATCTCATGTTTCCTTACTTACATTGGAGATAATCTACCATCACTGATTGACCACAATGCAGAGATAGCATGGTTATCTGTGAAAGGTGGTGGTGTAGGTGGTCACTGGTCAGATGTGCGGGGTGTCAGTGATAAAGCACCAGGGCCTATACCTTTCATGAAAGTTGTAGACAGTCAGATGACTGCATACAAGCAAGGTAAAACACGTAAAGGAAGTTATGCAGCGTATCTTGATATTAGTCACCCTGATGTTATCGAGTTTATTAATTTCAAAGTGCCAACTGGTGGGGACATCAATAGAAAATGCTTCAATCTATTTAACGCAGTCAATGTCACTGACGAATTTATGGAAGCAGTAGAGAAGGATCTTGATTGGGAACTTAAAGATCCATCTACAAAAGAAGTAAGAGGTTCGTACAAGGCACGTGACTTATGGCAACGATTACTGGAAGCTAGATTCCGTACTGGCAGTCCCTACATTAACTTCATTGATGCAGCTAACCGTGGTCTTAACGATGCACAGAAGAAGCTGGGCTTAAAGGTACATGGCAGTAATCTATGTAATGAGATCCATTTAGCTACCAGTGAAGAACGTACAGCAGTATGTTGTTTGTCTAGTGTGAACCTAGAGAAGTTTGATGAGTGGTCTAAGACACCTATGGTAGAAGATCTAATTAGGTTCTTAGACAATGTACTGCAAGCATTCATTGACAATGCACCAGATGATATCCACAAGGCTAGATTCAGTGCTGAGAGTGAGCGATCATTAGGCTTAGGTGCTATGGGATTCCATGGATACCTGCAGTTACACGGCATTCCCTTTGAAAGTGTTATGGCTGAAGTGGCTAATCGTAGGATGTTCAGGTTCATCCAACTAGGGGCACAAATGGCTACAGCTCAACTGGCTACTGAACGAGGGGAACCACGTGATCTCAAAGGTACAAACACTAGGAATGCACATCTTATTGCTATTGCTCCAAACGCTAACAGCAGTATTATTTGTGGTTGCTCTGCTTCCATTGAGCCTATTAAGTCTAACGCATACGTTCACAGAACTCGTGCAGGATCGCATCTTGTTAAGAACCAGTACTTACAAAAGGTACTTTCCAAGTATGGTCAGGATACACCGGAAGTCTGGCAAACGATTATTATGAATGAAGGATCAGTGAGGCATTTAGACTTCCTCACTAAAGACGAGAAGGATGTATTTAAGACTGCATTTGAACTGGATCAAAGCTGGGTAGTTACACATGCAGCAGCTAGACAGTCTTTCATTTGCCAGGGACAGTCTCTCAATTTATTCTTCCCTGCTGGTAGTCCTAAGTCCTATGTGAATGCTGTACACTTAAGAGCATGGAAGTCAGGGCTAAAAGGTTTGTATTATCTTCGTACCAGTGCAGGTGTACAAGCAGACAAGATCGGATTAAAGATCGAAAGGAATGCATTGCAAGATGCTGAAGAGTGTCTTAGTTGCCATGGGTAAGAAGAAACGATTTAGTAAGCGGCTATTTAGTGACAATGATTCACCAGCACGTGAAGCAGGTATCAAGTACTGGGAGTCTATGGGCTACATGGCTGTACCTAACTATGATCAGTATGGTCCTGACTTAGTTGTGATCACTGAAAGTGAGAGGTTCTACAGTGAAGTTGAGATTAAAAGGGTATGGTCAGGAGAGACTTTTCAGTACGATACCTTACAAATACCTGAAAGGAAGCGAAAGTTTGTCGGACTTGATCTGCCGTGTACTTTCATGGTATTTAATAACGAACAGACTCACGCATTTCTCTGTGAGGGCAGTACGCTTATTGCTTCCCCCTTAGTCGAAGTGCCTAATAGGTATGTGTATGAAGGTGAATACTTCTTTCAGGTTCCTATTAAAGAGCTTAAACTGGTGAGAGTCCCTGTATGAAAGATAAGAATAAGTATGAAAGATAAGAATAAACTTAAATACAAACTAGTGCATCTTGAATGGGTTGATGCAGTGGGAAGTATAGGATGGGAAGAAGGTACAGCGGCACATGTAGATAAGTGTGTCTCTGTAGGATACGTGGTTAATGAGACAAAGGATGCAGTGTGCATTGCATCTACATTGTCCAAGAAAAGTAATAACGCTAGAATGCACATACCTAAATCATGGATCATTAAGCGATCTGTCTTAGGTTCTATTGAAGTGACATACTAATGGACAGCACTATTAACCTTTTAGAAAGAGTATATGCTAATGTTGCAACATTGAGTGCTTATTACTACAATGAACATGGGCAGTTTAGATCTGACCAGTCTGAAGTAGATCCTGTTGAGTTTTCATTGTGGGATATTGAGATACGGATTAAAGAAGTCTTAGACCAATTAGAGGATCTTAATGATGATAGGAAATCAAGCGGAAACGATACCAGAGACATGGATCAAGGCACATCCTGGGATGCATCCGAGTGGTCTTACGATGGCACAGTGGACTTTCCCATTCAAGGAACCAGCAGTAAGAGCAGCAGTAGTAAAGTACAACAAGAAGATGGCGAAGAAGCAGCACAAGTCTCTGTTAGACAGCATTGGTTTAGCCCCATTTTAAAACAGGAGTAACGTATATGTTACTAAAGGTAGACGATGACTTTCTTGATGAAATAGTATTAAAGACTCTTATTGACACTTACTTCTCTACTGAAGCACGTATAGATAAATTAGAAGATATGAAGGATTTAAAACCACATCAGAAAGAGGATTTGAGGTATGATAAAAAATATCTTAAAGCAGTCAAGCGTGTTATCATCCACTTTAGCCCAGGACTCGTCTTCAATGAAGAGGCTGAACGATTTGATTACATTGAAAGGGAAGGTAAACAAAATGACTGGTGCGATTGAATCCGATAAGAGTTTAGATAGGTTTGATCTTGAAGATAAGATCACTCTTATGTGGGTCACTGAGACTGACATTGAAACAATATACAAGTATCTGATGGACACAGATGCTGACATAGATACCGTAGGCAATGCACTGCTTGGATTGAAAGTTATCCACACTGCAAGAGTCACTGAATTGTGGGATGTATTTACTACACTTATCCACAATGGTGTGTTCACGAACAAGGATGATCTAAGTTCACTGGCTGCATTGCAAGAAGAAAACAGGAACTTATTTAGACAACTTGAAGAAGCTTATGAGAATTGTGAAAGTATCGTGAAATATGAAGGTTTAGGGCCAGGACAATCACAGCAAGGTATGAGCTTACGTGAGCAGTTAGCTAATGCCATTAAACTAAAAGCCAAGGATGTATTGACTAGTTAAAACACAGACATATAACTATACTTCCCCACAGGCACTGTCATAGTGCCTTTTATTTTCCCTACAATCTGGAGCATGTATGTCCGTTTTAACACCCAATAACACCTATAAACCTTTCGCATACCCCTGGGCTATGGAATATGCCGTTGAATCTGAGAAGGTTCATTGGATTGAGGCTGAAGCTAAGTTGCAGGATGATGTAGCTCAATGGCAAAGTGGGAAGCTTTCTCAAATAGAAAAGAATCACATTACACAAATATTGCGATTGTTTACTCAGAGTGATGTAGCCGTGGGGTGTAATTATTTAGATCACTATGTGCACAAGTTTAAGAACAATGAAATACGTGCTATGCTTACCAGTTTCGCTGCACGTGAGTTTATACACCAAAGAGCGTATGCCCTATTAAACGACACACTAGGACTGCCAGAGGAAGAGTATTCAGCCTTCCTAGCGTACAAGCAAATGCGTGATAAGATCGATTTCATGACACAGATAGATACCCATAGCCATGAAGGATTAGCTAAGGCTGTAGCCCGTTCTGTGATGAATGAGGGCATGTCTCTGTTCTCTGCCTTTGCCATGCTCTTAAACTACCAGCGATTCGGTAAGATGAAGGGTATGTGTGAGATTGTCGAATGGTCCATACGAGATGAATCCATGCACTGTGAGGGCATGGTAAGACTCTTCAGGGAATTCTGTAATGAACATCCAAGGATTGTCACTGACAACTTCAAGAAAGATATCTATCAAATGTTCAGAGATGGTGTTGCATTAGAGGATGCAGTTATTGATGGTGCATTTGAACTAGGAGCAGTACAGGGCTTGACACCAGAAGATGTTAAGAGTTATATTCGGTACATAGCGGATAGACGCTTAATTCAACTGGGACTTAAAGGTAACTTTGGAGTTAAGAAGAATCCCTTAGAGTGGCTTGATTGGATTGTTGCTGGTGACACACTGAAGAATTTTTTTGAAGGTGTAGTCACTGATTACAATGCAGCAGGCATGGTAGGCGATTGGGGATGGGGAACTAATGAAAGTACTGAACACAAACTTGCAGCCTAAGAAAGATCGTGTACCTCCTTTGTCCATTCAATATGACAAAGGTAGGTACGCATTTACAAAGGGGTGGTTAAATAATCCTTACCCTTCAGATGATGCTAAGGGTTTAGAGTGGCAACGAGGGTTTAATGCTGCCTACTTTGATAACATAGACAGACTAAAAGCCAAGTATGAGAGGGTTAGATGAAGCATGACGTACAGCTAACTGCTAATGAACTGCGTACTATCTTGTATTTATTAAAGCAAACACGGATAGATGAAGGCTACTATCCGTTGTTTGTTAATCTACAAGAACAGTTTAGACTGATTAAACTTAAAGAGATTGGCAGTGACAATGAGGACGTTATAAACAGTACTATTTAATACTTATCGCAATGCCTCTAATCGTGGGGCATAGCGATATACAGCTTCATAATCTTTTGTATCTTCAATAGTCTTGCCGTTATTGTCACGTTTATACATCTCATTAATGGCAAGACGTTTCTCCTGTGACAGAGCATTGTATGCCATCTTATCTACACGCTCTCTGTCATCCCTAGTCATCTTACCTTTAACGATAGCACGAGCAGGTATCATAGCGTCTGCCATGGTATTAGCTAAGGCTACTTTCTTCTCTCTTTCTTCCAACTTACTGTATCGATCACTAGCTAACAGTTTAGATAAACGAGGTTCTACAAACCTACGTGACTCAGCTATAACTGCACGATCATAAACTTTATCGCCAGTAGATCCAAAGAACCTGTATGGGTCCATGTTCAGCTTAGAGAACTCTTTCTCTATGTCATTGACACGTGGTACAGTCCTGAATCCAGATAGGATGTTAAAGAATTCCCCTGCACGTACTGGCTCTTCTTCACGTAAGTACCGCATAGCAACAGGTAGTTCCTCTTTTAATCCAGGTAACTTACCTTTAATGCGATTCATAGCTGCTTCAGATACGATGTCTTCACCAGTGATTACGTTAGGGTCACGTGCTAGCTGTGACTCACGATCCATCAAATCAAAGTAAGCAAAGAAAGGTTGTCCTGGTTGAATAAATCTACCTGCAAAGTCACCTAACACCTGACCCATAGCTTTTTTAAACTTATCAGCTTCCTTGCCTTCACCTGCCATGAGTTCAGGTAAACTGTCTAGGATAGTCTTTTGTGAACCTGCAGGCATCTTCATACCAGCAATAGCTTCCATAGCCTCAGATACCTTAGCATCTTCAAACTTGTTGAGCTTCATCTTGGCAATGAGATCACCTACAGCTAGCCATGGACCTGCAGGGAAGATAGCACGTACATCTACCGTACTGCCATCTTCACCTTGTACGTTGTACCATTCAGTGTCTTGATTCTCCATGCGGTACTTGTAAGCTGCATACAAAGCTGCAGTACCTACAGTGCCCCTTGAGAACTTCTCTAAGCCTTCACGGTACAAACGATTAGCGCCCTCTTCATCTTTGACTGCACGTTTACCTGCAGCTAATATGTCTGACATACCTGAAGCAGCACCGAATGGGCTGTACTTGTACTGGAATGCCATAGCATTTGTCATGAAACGTGGGAAGGTCACAAGTAGACTTCCACCAGGAAGATTCTCAAAGAAGCTTACAAACTTATTAGCAACCCCTTCTGCCTGTGCCTCCATGGTAACTTGACCCTTACGCTGAGGCTTAGGCATGTACGAGAAGGTAGCTTTAAGTGCTTCATCCCCTGCATTCTTCAGCACATCGGGTGGTATTGTTTTGTCATTAGCCATGACATCAAACATATCGATACCAACTCTACGTAACTGCCTCTCTACACTGGCAGTGAATACAGCTTTACGGAATAGGGCATCCTGTGCCACGTTGAATGTGTTAGCTATGCGAGCAGCCTTAGATAGCTTTTCATCCCCACTTTCTTGTAGGGCACTAAAGACTTGCTTTTGAAGTGCAGGATTATCTGCTAGTAATTTATCTACAACTTCAGCAGTCATACCTGCATTCTTAAGGTAAGACATCGTACCAAAGGCATCTTTAATGACACCTACAATGCCCTTAGTTAGATCACCACGTTGATAAGTACCTGTAGCTGCAGACTGAAGTACCTTACCTGTCTCATAGACAGTGCCTTCAAGTAAACGGGAAGCTGCATCTAAGGTCAATGCACCACTAGAGCCATAAATATTTCGTACCGTAGTACCTATGCTGGATACTACAAGTGCCTTAGACTCTTTCTCTAAGCGTTTAATAGCATTACCAAACATACCCATAGCAGATGTGACATCTTCCTGCCTACCGTACATTTGTTTAATTAAAGCATCTGTCTCTGGATCTAAGTCACTTAGCCTGCCTAAAACACGAGCAAGTGAGCTATATCCTTGCATGATGTTAGCTGCATCACCGACAGTGGCTAATGAAGCTTGAGCAAATTCAGTAGGGGTTACATTGGCTCGCTTAAGTGCAGCTTCTAAAGTGACATCATCGATCTTATCCACAGTCATAAATAAGTCACGGACTGCTTCACTCACTAACTGCCCTTTCTTGGGACGGAATGTGGGATCAGCAATCATCACATACTTGGCTACATCAATAGCCTTTCTGTTAATGTCATTACGTATTTGTGCTTGTGTTAACTCGGTCTGAGGTGAGAGTTCATCTAAAGTCTGCCTACCTTCAAAGATATCAAACTGCTTTAGGATATCTTCCATCTCACGATCAAAGGCTTCTGTGACTTGTTGAGTGGCTGGATTACCTTGTGGAGTTCTCTGTGCAGCTAAACGATCCTCTAGATCTTTCTTATAAGTAGCAGGCTTACGTGCCATACCAGCAGCTTCAAAGCCAGAGAATACAGAACCCAGTAAACCAGCACCGACAGCTGTAGCAATGTCAACAGGACCTTCTTTAGCCTCACTCTCAATACGCATTCTCTGCTGTACGATATCTGATCCTGCAGATATAGGTGCTTCTACAGCAGCAGCAGTTACACCTGTTCGTAGCTTAGATCCAAATGCTTTCTTTAATACACCACGAGCAGCAGCATACTTACCAAATGACCCTATCCCTAAACCTACATAGCTGAGTGGATCACTAGCCATGGACATAGCAGCTTCAGCATAAGGACGTACACCTTCCTGTCCACCTTTACTGATAGCAAAGGGAACCCTATCCCACAAGTCTAATGCTTTACCCGCTTTCCTTGCATCTTCCATCTTTGCATTAGCAATCCAATTCAATTCAGGTACAGCATTTAAAGTAGTGTTATATTCAACCTTACGCATTTCAGTAGCAAACCGCTTAGCGTAATCTTCGTTAGACTCACCTTCTTTCTGTACACCTGCCTTGCCAAACCTAGATGACATATAGTCTTTAATAATTGCTAGATTCTCAGGCTTGCTATAAAGATCCTGGAAAGGTACAGCATTCTCTTTCTCATACCTCTCTACCTCAGCACGTTCTTCACGTTGCCTAGCCATGATACCTTTGGTAATGTCTGCTACCTTAGCTGCAGGCTTACCACGAGTACTAAAGACACCAACGGGCTTGTAAGGCTCTAGATCGGCTGCAGTGCCACTAACTTCAAGCTTAGGTGCCTTATCCCATTGGATGTCTTCTGAGGGCTTCTGAGGGGCTATAGAGGGTATAGGATCCCATTTAATGTCTTCATTACTCATTACTGGATCTCACGTGTACCATCAGAGTATTCAATAACTTTCTTACCTTTATCTGGACCTGACTGTACTGTGCCTGTACGTACCACAGTTCTAGTGGCAGGTCTAGCACGAGCAGCAGACACCCCACTAGCAGGTGCAGCATTTACAGGTGCAGGTGGTTGTGCAGATGCAGCAGGTATAATGGGTACACCGTTCTTGTCAGTCTTAATACCAAAGGAAGCAAGTGCCTCTCGCATACCTTGTGGTACCCTGCCTTGTGTGTCTGAGACAGTGCTTATGACTTCCCTAATCTGATTGTTTACTGCATCGTTAAGGACACCACGTGCATCAGCATCAATGCCTTTAACTAGCATACGTCCATCAGCAGAATCTACAAAGGTAGCACCACCTAGCCTTGTCTCTACACTACCGATAGCAGTTCTCTCTGCATTCTTGAGTAAACGGAAATGATCTGCACGAGTAGGTGCTTTAGATTCCCCATCACCTTCTGGCTTCTTACCTAAACTGGATAGCTCTAGAATACGTGCATTTAAGACTCTCTTCTTAGCTGGATCAGTTTCTTTTGAGTACTCAATCTTAAGATCATCTACAAGTGCATTAAACCTCTCTGGCTTATCTACCTTACCAACGTTCATGTAGGCATTGATCTGCTTAGACAAAGCTTCTTTAGTCACATCATCTGTAGATTCTGCCCATGCATCTTTAAGTGCCTTAAGATTACGCTCATAGACAGTGAGTTTCTCTGTCTTCTCAGGGGCAAGTACAGACAGGTCAACTGCAGCTCTAACTGAAGGCACTTCAGGTAACTTAGTACGGTAGATATCCTCAGTACTTACACCTGTTTGTGCTGAAGCTGACTTAAGACTTTGCTCATAAGCACGTGTCTTCAATCCAAATGCCCCACGCATCTGTTCTTCACTAGGTGCTGCAGTCATCCCAGGCTGTAACTCAGTAGCTTTCTTGCGGAACTCTGCAAGTGTGGGTATTTCTTGTCCAGCTTCAACTTTAATTAATTGTTGTACTCTAGAAGAAGTTAATCCCTCTTTCATGGAACTAAGTTTCTCTACAATCTCAGGTGCAGTACCACTAGAGATAGCAGCTACAATTTGATTCTCGTCAGTGACACCATAGGCTCTAAGCTTTCTAGCTAAGTCATCTATCTCTTCACTACGCTTTTCTACACGCAGCTTAGCCTTCTCCCTTTCTTTAAGCAGAGAATTCCAACGCATGGTAGCTTCATCACGAAGCTCTTTATCTCTTTCTTCAATATCTTTCTGTGCTTGCGTAGCGAAGCCAGTTACAAAGGAAGCTAGGAATGACATGTGCTTATTACCTCATTGGTGGTGGTGCCATAAGCCCACGATACTCAGGTGGCATTGTTTCTTCAGTAGGTTGTGGTTCAGCTTCCATGGGTTGTTCTTCCATCGTAGCTTTAACCATTTGACGTACAATGTGTCTAGGCAGACGCTTATCCATCTCTTGTTTCTTATAAGACTCTACATATTCAATGTCTGCAGAATCAGCTACAAGCATTAGTAACTCACGTACAACTGGATTCACTAAGAACCCTACATCGAGCGAGTGAATACCGTTCATGGTTGAAGATGTAATAAGATGATCAGCGACAGTGACTATATCAACTTTATTATCTAAGACATTTAAAATAGCATCTTCAGTTTCTGGATCTAATAACTTCTCTACATAGTACTGAATGGCATCTTCAACAGACACAAGCATGGGAGGATTCTCCCAAGGTACATTACGTGCCTTACCTGTAAGTGACATACCAGGGATAGGTCCCCCAGCAAATAGATTCTCATCCATTGACTTTGCCATTTGTTTTCCTATATTCCATGCGTTTCATACGAATATCAGCAATGAAATTAGCAACAAGATCCATAGTGCTTTGTTGCTGTTCATTGTCACTGTCCTTAAGCTTAGTCTTTTTAGGTGCAAGTAAGCCTTTACCTTTAGGCTTTACTGCACTGTTTAGTTTCTGTTCTACAAGCTTCTCTACTTGTTTGATGTAGTTGTCCATGCGTATTTAACCTCCGGTTGGGGGTGTGTATAGCTCATCATAATACCCAGAGTAGTCCCCACTTACATTTCCTGTACTTGCAGCAATTTCACCAAACATGTCTGTCATTGCTTGATTAGATAGGTTTGCTAATTCTGTAGATGATATGTCTGCTGTCCCAGTAAAAGATTTAATAACATTAGTTACAGCATCCACAGCAGTCTGTCCTAGTGTAGTCTTGCCTAACATTGTGGCTGTTAGCCCACCTAAAGCACTTACAGCAGCAGCAGTACGTGAAGCTTTAGCTGCCTCAATAGCAGCATCCTTTTGTAGCTGTGCAATAGCCAGTCTATTCTCACGATCTAAATCATTCTGACTAGATGTATGTGCATATTGCATACTATCTCTATATCCCTGCCACATATTATTATACTGAGCTAAGGATAATTGCATACCCATTTGAGCATTGAATTGATTAGCCTGATTAATAGCTGCAGTATCAGCAGTTGCAATATTCCTTCTCCACTCTGCATTAGACTGATCAATCACAAGCCTTTGTTGTGCATTGAATTGTTCCATGGCATTCATCTGTGATACATTAAACTGCGACATGGAATTTGTCTGTCCAGAATTAAACTGAGACATAGCATTTGATTGTGCTGTATTGAATTGATCAACCTGTGCTTTTATAGAAGCAAAGAATTGATCAGTCTGCATTTGGCTAGTGGCATTGAATTGTTCAGCAGCATTCTCAGCAGCAGCATCTGTGAATAGACTTTGAATCACTTGCTGTGATTTAAATAAAGAAGTCTGTTGCTCATTGGACAGATTAGCTAAATCCATTTGCAAGAATGCCTGAGCATTTACAACAGCAGCTTGTTGCCTATTGTTAAGGTTAGCCATGTCCATAGCTGCATAAGTAGCTGCATTCTGAAGTACAGATGCTTGTTCACTACTTAAATTAGCCAATCCAATAGTCTTCATTAACTCTGAGTTATGCAGCATTGCATTTTGCTCTGCTGTAAACGTCATGTTATTGGCTTCTGCATATCTAGCTGCATTTAATACAGCAGCTTGCTGTTGATTATCGAGAACTTTACCTTTCATGGCAGCTTCAATCTGGGCATTAGCCAATGCAGACTGTTGCCTTGTACTCAGGTTAGCTAGATCAACTTGTACGTTCTGTGCACTAGATTGTAATGCAGCTTGTTGTTGATTATTAAGATTGATATTAGCAATCTCAGCATAACGAGCAGCATTAGTGAGCATAGCCTGCTGCTGATTAGATAGCTCTATCTGTTGAACTGCAGCACGTACTTGCAAGTTAGCAAGCATAGTCTGCTGTACGTTGCTTAGATTCTGGGATTGCAATGAGAAAGAGTTAACAGCATTCTGTAAGGCAGCTTGTTGCTCTGCATTAAAGTTAGCAATCTCTACACCCTGTTGGGCTGCAGCATTAGCAAGTGCAACTTGTTGCCTATTATTGAGATTCTGCAATCCCATCTGGGCATATGTCTGTGCATCTTGTTGTGCTATTGGGAGTGCAGATTCCATAGCAGCCTGAAAGATAGCTGCAGATGCCATGGAACTGTTACCTAAACCTCTAGCTGCCATAGCTGCATTAGCGGCACGAATAGCACCAGCAGCCCATGCAGGAGTCTTCCCATCATCGAAAGACTTCATGAGATCAGTAAGCTGACCCTGTACAGTAGCTTTAGCCTCTACTGTACCTTCAACGAAATCAGCTAAAGTACCTGCATCTAAAGTAAATTTATCTAGCTTAGCAGCTACAATCTTGGCATCAGTAGTAAGACCTGCAGCTTCCTGTGTTTTACCTTGGGCAATGTTAGCTTCAGCCAATGTAGCTGCTTTAGCAATTTCATTGTCCTGAACTTCACGTGTTACTGCTTCTACTTGTTTAGGGACATCTGCCTCTTTTACATCAACAACAGGTGCAATATAAGATTCAGCAGCACTTACAATCTCAGTAGGATCAACAGTACGAGAAGTTGCTGTGACTTTACTCTGAAATGTCTCATCGAAAGTGGCAGGTGCAGCAATTGCACCACTTGATACTGTACCTTCTGCTGCAGTGATCGTGTCAGAGACAGCCCCTACTGCACCCGTTAAGGTATCGGTTACATCCGTCACTGAGTCATATGTCTTAGTAGCTTCAACTGTCTCAGGTTTAGTGGCAGTTACAGAAGCTGCCTGTGCTGCACCAGGGACTGTAGATGTAGTTGCTTGACTAGCTGTAATACCTTCCCTAGCCTGTATAATCTGGTCTTCAGTGGGTGTAATACGGGCTGCAGTCACTCCAGCAGCTCCACCTATAGTGGGACTACCTGTAATCGTATCAGAGCCTACAGATGCCCCTTTAGCCTGTCTGTTGGCATACTCTGAACTGCCTAGTAGATACTGTCTTATTTGAGCTGGTCCTAAGCCTGTCTTATCCCAGTAATCTAATCCACCCGCATCTGGATCTCTGCCTAGCACTTCTCTGTATAAGGCAGTGATTTCATCGACACCTGCATCATCAGCAGCAGGTTTAATGTTAGATACATCTGTGATGACAGTTGGACCTTGTACAGTGTCTACAGGTATCGTAGTAGAAGTGTTATCTTGAATGACAGGTGTAGAGGGGACTACAGTAGCTTTGGTATTCTTTGTAACATCTGCCAGTTGATCTGCAGTGAGTTTAATGTCTGCACCGTCAACAGGGGTTATGGTAGGGCCTGTGACTCCTGGGTTTATAACTCCTGGGTTTATAACTGCACTTGTTTGTGTAACTCCTGGGTTTATAACTGCACTAGCAGGATTAATGATTGCACTCGTTTGCTGATTCAATGCCTCTTGTTCTAACTCAGCCTCAGTCTTAAGCCTTGTAACCCCACCTTCAGCATATTTCTTCTTCTTGCTCACTACACCACCACGAGCCATGTACTTATCTAGCACAGTACCATATCGATCCGCCAATGAAGGATCAGATTTAAGGAACTCATCGAACATGTGCATAGGCCCATCGTAGCCTAATTTACGTGCTACGATTTCCTTTTGTTTAGATGTGAATTCTTTACTTGGCATTTTAGTATCCTAATATGGGGCATTAGCTTGTGTGCTACGATTAAACTAGCATTGCAGCTTCAGCCTCTCTCCGTACTGTTAAACCTCTAAGTACTCTACCATTTGCTTTATTCCACTTCCTACACTCTACCTGTGCACCTAACCAATCCTTAGCGTCTATACGCTTCTTAAAGGTACTAATACGGTAGTTACCTAGTCCACAGTTATAAACCCAAGACAGTACTGCTGCAATCCTTCTAGGGTTCTCATTAGCAAGTGATGGTGACAGCTTCAATAGACCATTAAGAAAGTAGACAATGTGTTCATCAAGTGCAGCTTCACATTGTTCCATGGTCCATACAGTATTCTCAGTGACATGGGGTCCTGTTGTACCGTAACCTATAGTCCAAGGTTCTTTACCTGTACCAGGATCTGGATAAGCTTGTACTAGTTTATTGGGTAGTACCTTTGCACAACCTTCAAAGGGCTTAATCAATAAGTTCTTAGACAGTTCTATAGCCTGCTTCACTTGTTGTATTTTTCTATGCTTCTACCAACGAACCAAAACGAAATACACATGGTAAATAGACCAAAGTCATCTGCATCCCAAGACTGTTGAATAATCTCATGCCATGGAGCATTAGTAAGAAATGCCATATACAATGCAGCCACTTTAACTGCTGCATACATGAAGAACAGTGCCCATGTAATCCCAGGTCTTACTAGTGCAGATATAGCAGATACAAACCATCCAGCATTCTTAGCAGTTTCTGATTGCTCTTTAAATGCCTCTTTAATCGTGTCTAACTGGGCAACTGAATGCTCAACATATTTCTCTTCCATACGAAACTGACCCCTCATTTTCTCTAGGTCAGTTTGTAACTGGAACATGTTTAGCTCATGTGATCTTTCATTTTTCTTATCAAGAAACTTGAGTACTTCAGGGGCAAGTCGAAACAACCCACCGAAGATGCTACCCAACAATCCACCACTGAGGAGATCAAACATTACAAATCATTCCTCTGTTTTATTTTGTGTGCGATTTCTACCAAAGATACACTGCACTGTGTCAGTTTCCCAGATACGTATAGCTGTCCATATAATCGTAAGTACTGCAGCTACAGCAGGTAATAACTCAGCTAAAGTGCCAACGACAGTGATAATTGAAATGGCATCACCTAACTGCTTCACTTGTTCATCTGCATGTTGCAATGCCATATCTAGTGCCCTTTAGACTTGAGTTCATTAATGTGTTTCCACATTTCCGTGATCTGCTTATCGTATCCCTTCTCAAGATAATCGACACGGACTTTGATGGTAACTGAATAGGCAGCTATAGCTACTATTGCAGCACCTAAGTACCACAGCTTCCCTAGTGCTTCTAGTGCTTCCATGGTAGTGTGTGTAGTAGGTGCTAGGCTACACTGTCAGCACCACTTAATGAATCGGCAGCAGCAACTACAATCCACTGACAAGTATCTTCATCTAATACAGCATCTTCGGTAGGCTTTGGTGGGATAAAGGCATTCCTAGCCTCATCAAAGCTATAGCCAATACCAGCATAGTTCTTACGGAAGTTACCGTTATAGCTGGTTTGCTTCCAAGTACCTCCTAGTAGACGTTCACAGAAAGCAGCACCGATATGCTCTTTCTCAACACCACTAGCATCAGCGGTATCCTTGTTGTCTACAACGATAACCTGAGTAACTACGTTATTCTCAATCTTGGCAAAGTGTGCCATCTAAGCCTCCAATCTTAAGCCAGTAAGGTCCATCTCTTCACCGACAACACCAACTGGGAATGTATTAAAACTAAGGGATATACGGACATCATCACCTTCTACAGTAGGAACCATGTGCGTTAGTGATGATGGGAAAAGGATTAGGCGACCAGTGAGGGCTTCAAACCACCATGATTCACTATTCCAACTGTTCCACTCTTGAGGTGGAAACTTAATCTGTTGGTAACCATCTTTGTAGAAGTAAATCTTATCTGTATCATTTGTCTGTATGTAGAACACACCACTAACAAATGAATTAGGATGAGCATGTTTGTGATGGTATTGTCCTGGTTCACTGTAGTTAACCCAAGACTGTGTGATACGAAGGTTAACATCATGCTTAGGATTGACAGTGGCTTTGAAGTACTGTCCTAAACAATCTTCCATCCAGCTACGAAGAGGTGTCATCGTAGAGTTCTTCAATACAAAATTATCCTTACTGGTACGATTACCCATATTAGGACGCTGTTCTAACTCTTTAAGTACGAACAACTCTTCTTCAGTAAGAGAACGATTTAGATCAAAGAAGCCTACAGGCTGTGCGAAGAGTCCATGCAAGTTCATTGAATAGCCTCTTCAATCTCTTTCATCTTAATGCCCATTTCCTCTAACTGCTCTGGCAACCACATCGTAGGGATTGACTCTTCAAACTCTTTGATCTTGTCCATCACCCAGTAAACCTCATCCATTGACGGACAGGGGCGTGGATCATCCCAGCGTGTGAATTGATTGTTTGTGATTTCCCACTTAGCACCAGGGCGAAGCATGTGCATCGCCGTATCAATGCCGAGGAAGCGGTAAATTTTTGTGTTTTCCATTTGACCTCTTATTGATTTATTTTGATGATGACAATGCCTGAGCCGCCGGAGGCTTGAGTTACAGATGAGCTGGAAAAATCGCTACCACCACCTGCCCCGCCGCCTGTATTTGCAGTGCCGTCAGTGCCTTTTAGTTGCGTTGATGGTTGCCCTGCTGCGCCATCACCAGCACCGCCTTTTTGCGCCGTAGTTGCGGTTCCTCCGCCTAAACCTGCTGTGCCTGAAAAAGTACCGCCTCCGCCACCGCCTGCGTAATAAACCGTTGATCCTGTGATAGTAGAAAGCTGCGCCAATCCGCCATTACCACCTGCGTATGGCGCTGAACCATTACCAGCAACACCAGCACCACCTGCGCCGCCACCGCCGCCACCAGAAATATTTGGAGGGCCACCTGCGCCGCCATTAAAACCTTGATATGCAACCGCTGGCGCTCCGTTTCCGCCTGCTGATGGTTGGTTTGGTGTATTGCCTGTTCCTCCACTACCAGAACCTCCTCCGCCACCTCCAGAACCGCCATTTCTTCCATTAGACCCCGATGTATTACCACCACCTCCGCCGGCTGACTCTATCCCAGGGGATGCAAAAGGAGAAGGACTTGTTCCACCAACGATTGATGATAGGCCTCCATCTTGAGTTATGGTTGCAGTAACATTCCCAGCGCCTCCAGCACCACCGGCACCTACTGTAATGGTTAATTCAGCACCAACAGATACAGCAGCGCCGGCTCCGGTTCTGAATCCACCGGCACCACCACCTCCATTTCTGTTTCCTGCCGTTCCAGCTCCACCGCCAACCACTAAATAATCAATGCTGGTCACGCCCGTGGGGACAACAAACTTACCCGAACCCTTGAATACGAAAACACTCTGTGATGGTGCTTGATATTTCAGAATGACAATGCCGGAGCCGCCTGCGCCGCCGCTTGTTAAGCTGCCACTACCTCCACCTCCACCACCTCCTGTATTAACAGTCCCTGCTGTGCCGC